CCGTAGACTACATCCACGATACCTAAGCGAGACTTTTCGTCAGGCGTAGACAGGTTTAAGTAGTTGGCAGGGAATTGCGTGCCATCTAGCTTGAATGGTGTGTTCTCAGGCAGGAATTGTACGAAAGTTGAATTTTTTACTATAGCGAACATAATTTTTCCTTATCAGCGTGCGAGTGCAAATTTCGTTGGGTTTTCGGCAAATGCCATGTAGATGTAGGAGTTTCCGTTTCCGTTAATATCATCGTCTGCGGTACGGCATTTAAATCCATTGGATAACACATCAATAGAAACAAGCACATTATTTAATTCTTGAGATGAACTGTTTGGAATTAAATAATCTTGCATTTGATTGTATGTCGAACGAGCTGTATCCCAAATCAACCAGTTTCCCGCCGCGTCAGTTTGTTTAACTAACACAAATCTTGGTCTAAAACCTGTATAGATAAATGCACCGTTTGTGCTACCGTTACCCGTGTATCCGCCAAACGCTGAGTATCCTGCTATGGGTGTCCAGCAGTAGGCGACAATAGATCGAGTGCCTGAAAAGTCTGAACCTAAAGTTACAACAGACGATGTAGGGCTTGTATTGTTCCAAGTGTTTGCATTTGTTGTAGCCGCATTTGTTCCATTCAAAAGCAAATAAGCCGTATTTCCAACGCTAGAATGATAAGAAAGCCAATCGCTTGTTGAAGATCGGTATTTTGTAAGCACTAACGATGGGGCAACGCCAAGACCATGACCAAAAGTGCAAATACCGGATGCGGGAGTTGTTAGAGTACAAATACTAAACCCAGCACTAGCATTAACGCTGACCGTGCTTGTGATTGTGCCGCTTGTGTTGGATGATGTTGAGCCTTGTCCTGCTTGCCATTGCCAAGCGACTTGAGTAGCTGCGTTAGTATTGTAATCAGGATGACTGCCAACAGAAAATCCGTTTGAGTTAAAAGCGGTTACACCATTTACACCCGCTGTTTCAGCATTAGTAGCGTTAGAACTTATCCAATTGCCACCACCTCTTACTGAGTCAAATAATCCGTGGTTGCCAGCCGCATCTCTACGTTTATCCCACACCAAATCAGGTTTAAACCCCGCAGCATTAGTAACGGTCTGCGTTGAACCATTACCCGTATACAACGTAGCATCCATCACCGTATTGCCTTTGACGATAGTGCTTGTCGGCAAGTTAAACGTGTTCAGGGCTACAAAGCCTGATGGGGGTGTGTAGGCAAATGGGCGTTGACCGAAATTCATAGCCATTGTTGTGCCTGTGCCACCACCGGAAATTAGTGGTCGCCATACGGCAGACGATGTAAGAGAACTAAACATCACGCCTTGAGACACGCCATTCTTGTAAAACGTAACTGAACCGCTACTTGTTGATAGGTCTAACGCAACACCAATTACATCATTGGTTGTCCATGTTGCACCGTATGATGCGTTGTTTCCGTTGCGTGCATCGTTAGCATATAAAGCAGTCTGTGTACTGAAAGACCAAGCGTTGTCATTTTTTGTGTACACATCACTTAAAAAACCAACCCATCTGCTATTGCCTGCGCTTGCTGTATTAGTTGCCTCGTAATACCACTTGCCTGAAGTTAGACCGCAAATGCTGCCAGCCCAACCACCAGATCCGGTTAATGTTCCTGTCAAGTTTCCATCAGACAACGAAGCATTAGGTCCGATTGATAACGGGTTTCCAACACAGTAGTTAGCCGCCGTAGCACTTGTCAGCGTTGGCACATCGGTCATTGAGTCATACGTCACACCAGCAGTTACGCTGATGTTGTTTGGTGTCCAGTTGTTACTATTACCGCTGAAGTCTTTGCCAATGGTTGTGGCTGTTGCACCGGAATTATCCGTGAAAGGCAAATAGAAACCGTTTGTGCCGTATGTTCCAACATATCGTGCGGGTTGCCATACGCCTGTGAGAGCGTTGGTTGAGCCAAATGATGAGGGGGCGAGCGCCTGACCGTCGATAGAATTTACTTCTGTTTGGTAACAGTCAGCAAAATTAGCCGACCCAATGTACGAAGATATATAGTGAGCAATGTTTGCGTTAAATCTTGTGTCGTAATTTAACGACGGATAACTTGCGGTAGTAAACGCTGTAACTTGAGTGCCGTTGACGTATATCTTGACCCTGTTTGCTGCCGTTGCTTGAGTGGTGTCAGTTGAAATAACAAGGTGATACCAAGCAGACGGATCACGAAACACTTGGGTCGTAGTTAAACGCCAAATAAATGTTGCGGTGTTAGAGTCATAAGTAAAAATATCTAACGCATCTGACGCTAAAAAACGCAAATAAAAATAAAGTGTTCCCGCACCTTGACCGGCAGAGAGTATTACTTGATCTGTTCCTAATGCCCCACGTTTAATCCAATCTGAGTACGTCCAAGTCTTTTGATTCCCTGCACTTGCAGGAGTCCGATTCAAATACGCACTAGCCGAGCTTCTAAACCGCAGCGAGCGTGTGAGGTTGTAGCCTTCGTCTCCGCTACCCAATAAAAGATTGTTACCAATCATTTGACATCCCCAAGCAGTTTAGCTGTGATGGAAGTTGACGAATTAACATAGTATGCAAGTACATCTACTGCGCTGTTGCTTGCCGTAACCGTAGGTACTGTGCCGCTAGGGAAGTCCCAATACGAGCCAAATGCTAACGTCTTAGGCGAACTAGCGTGCTGCGTAAACACGATAACCCCTGACTGTCCGGCAGTTAGGTTAGTAGGATTAGCAAGTGTAGTATTTTCTGTAAACGTGTGCGTAAAGTTGCTATCGTTCATGTTGACAGCAATAGACGCAGAGGTGCTAGTAAGCGCTACAGGCGTGCCTACGCCTTTTTTACCCGTGATAGTAGTAAATGTACCCGCCGCAGGAGTTGTCGATCCTATAGCCGCAGGAGCAGCCCAATCAGCACCGTCTAGCTGATCTACGTTCAGGTTTGCTACTTTTGTAGTAGAAGCGATAACTAATGGGGGATTACCCGTAGCTAGGGTAGATGTAATAACTCCGCTTGCCGATACGGTAGTAAACGCACCCGTAGAGGCAGAGGATGCACCAATAGCCGCACCGTCTACCGTACCGCCGTTAATATCCGTTGTGGTCAGGACAGTAGACGCTAGGGTTACAACACCCGTAGAGTTAGCAATAGAACCCGCAGCCGTACCGTCCTTAGCCTTAAGGTTAGTAACCTCTAGGTTAGTGGTGTCTACAGTAGTAGAGTTAACGGTAGTAAGCGTAAAGGTATCGCCCGATGAGCCTGTCTGCATATCCTTAAGTTGAGCCATAAGCTCACGGATAGCATTGTTAATACCGGATGGAGCGCAGCCTTCTGCAATGTCGATACCGTCAATGTCGGTGTTATCGCCTGGTGTTGCGCTGAACTCAGAGATTTTTGTGCGTGGCATTTTTTGTCCTTATTGAACGTAACCGTAATCTGTGAAAAATTCCTCTACCGCAGGAGCAGACGAATCAACAACTAATTGTGATAACCCTGACCAAAATTGTACGCTTGTAGGTGATAACTTACGCAATTGGCGCAGCTTATTCATACCGTCTGGGCTTGTAATAATTCCGGCAATAGACTCAGCGTTTTTAGAAAACTGGCGCTCGGATGCCCAATCCGCTACAAACTTTAGCGGAGCATCTAAGCGAATACCACCCGCCAATTTACCTGCTGTCTGAATAAGACCACCAGCCTGATTGCCCATATCCTTTAAAACCTTTTGGTTAAAAGCGGTATCAGAGCCTATCTTCTTAACCCTTCCAGCAGCCTCTAGGACGCTTGTAAGGTCTGTTAAGGCTGTGTATTGCTCTTTGCTTAACGCAGCCTGTAAAACCCGCTTATCCTTTTCGTTACCCAACAAAAGGTTACGCCATGTTGCTCCGGCATCCACAGGAATCTCCCTAGAGCCTGGGGTAACGCCAGAGGCTTTTTCCCATTTCTGTTGCAAAAATGCTCTAGTAACATCTTGCCATGCGGCAGGATTAGCAGCCTCTATTTGTTGGCGTACATATCTGACTGTCTGAGGAGAAGCATTATCAAACACTCTACTAGCAAATTGACCAAGATTGTCTGGGCTAACGCCTGTTAAAGACAAGCCTGGGCGCTTTTCCATAAACCTGTTAATAGGCTCAGAGAATGTAGCAAAAGCCTCATTTGCCTCTAGATATTTTGGGTTTTTAGCACCCATAGCGGACACTAGATCATTTTTAATGGCGGTAATTTCGCCTTGAATAACTTTATCCATTGTCTTAACGGCATCGGATTCCAAAGTAGCATCAATGGCAAACTTAGCCCTTTGCAATGCGGGAAGTCGATCATCCAATACTTTTTGAGTGATTTCTTTCCCGTCCGCATCTTTTACTTTTACGTCTCTATACATTAAATCTTTGATGCGTTGTAACTCTCGTTTTTCATCGCCCTTGGCAATTTCTAGCATACTGTCAATGCGAGAAACAATAGGCTTAACATCAACAGGTTCAGCAACATCAAAAGCCGCTTTGTAATAAGGGTCTACTAAAGTTTCACGCTGTTTTTTAAGCGTTTCTAGTTGATCCTTGAGTGCTGTCTGACCTCTAAACCCTGCTGTCATTGGATCGCTTACTCGGCTGATTGATCCAAGAAAATCATCAACAGCGGGTTGCACCTGTTCCTGAAGTCGTTTCTCGTAAAACCTACCCAACACATCGCTACTTTCTGGGATGTTGCCAAGCACCTTTTGTTGAGACTTCAAGGATGGTAGATTTGTCAATTCGGCAGGAGTTAATTGGATACCACGGGCTTGTGCCATACGTTGTAACTCAGCTACAGCAGCAGGGTCAAGTCTACCAATATCTGCCGCTGTACGAGCGTTATACATACCTACCTTAGCGCCAGGTATTAACTGAGTAGCCGCATCCAATAACCCGCTTGTGGCTACCTGACCAACATCTAACGGTCTCTCCTCTCCGGAGATCAGTCCCGCAATCTTTTGCCGACCTACGTTTGCAAGAGACGCAGCGCCGCCAGTAAGCGCCATACTTCCGGCTGCACCAACAGGACCGCCAAGCATCATAGGAGCGGATGCTATGCCAGTAACAACTGAGGGTAGTGCCTCTGCAATATCTGGCGCAACATACGCCATAGAGGTTTTAGGCGCTTTTAAGATGCCAGGCACTTCAGCGTAAAACTTACCATCATCAGCCTCGTACACAATGTCGTTTCCAACAATACGGTAGCGACTTTCTGGAATACCACGGGCTTTAGCAAACTCTGTTATTGCGGCTTTCTTGTCCGTCTGCACACCAGCACGAAACGCTGCGCTAGGTGTAGCACCCATTTCAGCCACAGACTGAAAAGGCAATGCTTCTTGCTGTACTCTTGTGCGAGGTGCGTATAGCTGCGGAGGTGCTGCCGGAGGTTTTGGCGCAGGTGCAACTTGTGGCGCTGTCGGTGCTTGCATAACAGGAGCGGCTTGTGGTGCTGCCTGTGGAGCTTGCTCAGTCGGTCTCGCTGTAAGGCTTTTTAAAGCCTTAATCATTTCAGCATCCGAAGTACCTTTGGGGAAAGCTACCTCACCATACCCAGGCACATCAACAATAATATCATCTTCCATTATTCAAACGCTCCCGTTTGTGGATTCCATCGTCTAGGTGGATTTGTTCTTGGCGCACCGGATGGTGGAGCGGCAGGAGGTGCTAGAGGTGTTGCTCCGCTAGTCGGAGGAAATATACCCTCGAACGGGTTACGAATAACTTTATCTGGGTCTTTGCCTAATGTGCCTACAAACCCTCGATAATTATCAACGGTAGTTTGCACTTGAGGCGCAATAGCCATTACGTTTTGTCGTGCCGTATTGAGCAAGTCTTGTCGCTGACCTTCTGTTAATTTTTGACCAGTTTTAAGACGCTGTGCGTAATTTTTAATACGATCAGGAACAGATGTGGCGTTAATAATTGTGTCGTATTCGCCCTCACGCACAGTAGATTGTGGGTCAATCGTTTTAAAGTAATTAAACACAAGAGAAACGTCACCCGCTACAGATGGGTTTTGTACTGCGTTCTCCATTGTTTTATAAGTTTTAACAACCTTTTGTGCGTCCGCTGTTTGCGTATTAAAGTCATTTACAATTTGACGCAATTCTCTAGACACCGCAGTAGGATCAGATGTATTAACCGTCATACGAGGTGCGCTTGCTCCCGCTACAGCTAATTTCTGTCGGATAGCAAAGTCGTTAGCTTGTTGGCGTTGCTCAGGTGTTAGTTTTGACACATCTGCCGTACCAAACAAATTAAGCGCTGCGTTACCAATTTCACCTGTAAACGCAGCAGTCTTACCCTGCAATTGTTCAGCAATCTTAAGGTAAGCCGCTTGGTTTTTAGGGTCAAGCAATGCCATCTTTTGTAGCTTAGCAATCTGAGCTTGCGTATCGCCACCTTGACCACCCGCACCACCCATACCGCCCATCGTACCCATCATTTCCTGTTGGATAGCCTGTTGGCGTGCTTGCTGTAATGTTTGTTGCGAGGCTTGCTGACCTGCCATTACGCCTTGACCTAATGTACTACCCAAGGATGTAGGGGTAAGGGACGGAGCGCCACCCTGTAACAATGTTGCGCCGAGTCCTAACAATCCTGCTTGCTTTGCACGAGCCATAGGGTCTTGATCGTCCCCCATGCCGAGCAATCCGCTAATAAAATCTGCCATGTCTACCTCAGAGTAAAGATTGTGGACGCTGACGCATTGCTTGCATCTGCTGTAGTTTCATAAGCTCCTCATACGGAGACATAATCTGTGGTGCTTGACCACGCCTAATTTGTGGCGCAGGAGCTTGACCTTGCATCTTTTGGTTTTGCATCTGCATAGCCTGTTGCATTATTCCGCTTTGAGTCTGTTGTGCTCGCTGCGCTGCTATCATTTTCATTACATCTTCCTGAGTCATATTCTCAAGTTTAGATGTATCTAGCGTACCTTCTGGACTGAACATTCCTGACATAATCTACCCCAAGAGTCCAAGTAATCCAGCACCTGCGCCGATACCTGCGCCTAGTGGACCGCCACCCAATGCTCCACCTAACGCTGCGCCGCCGAGTACATTGGCTGCCTGATTGCGATAGATAGGCTGTGTGGTTTGCTGACCCATAGGAGCGCCATAAGCCGCCGACAGGAAGCTCTGTAACTTAGCTGCGGGTAGGTTTTGTTGGAAGTTATAACGCTGCATAGCGTCTGCAAGGGCTGCTTGCTGATAGCTTTCTTGAGCCTGACCAACTTGGTATAGTTGGCTAATGTCTTGATAGTCAGCTTGTGCAAGCGCAGGAGACATCTGTGCGGCTTGTAATTGGCGAGCGTAATCAGCGCCATACAAGTTACCAATGTTGCCCTGTGCAGCCTCTTGGCGTGCTCGTTCGGCATCGTAATTCTGATAGGCTAGTTTACCTGCCGTATCGGTCAATGCCGTAGCAAATGTACCTGCCGCACGATCCTGTAGCTGACCCATTGCGCCTGAGCCGTAACGACCTGCTCGGCTTGTGTTGGACGCTACTTGTTGCATTTGGTCTTGGAAAGAAGTACCCGCAGCACGAGCCGCAGCATCAAACGCACCGCTAAAGAATGGATTACCTGATAGGTATTGACCGCCCGCTGTACCTTGCATCTGTTGGATAGCAGGGTTAAATGTATTCTGCATACCGCTAACAGTCTGTTGCGCTTGAGGCAACAATGGGTTTCCAAGTACGGCACGATTAGCGCCGAACTGTAGAGCCTGTTGTGTAGACTCGGTAGGCGATACATAGCCCTGTCCTGGGTAATACCCTGGCACGCTAGGGTTTTGGTATAGCTTCTGCGCCTCTTGTAGACCGTAGCTAATGTACGGCTGCATAGCAGGATCAATCTGCTGCGTGACTACCTGTGTGCTAGGTGTGCTTGAACCACTCATTTCAACTCCTTAACCCATGTACGGGGTATAAATCCTAATTTAGTTGCGACCCTTGACCATCCGGCTCGGTTTGTATCAAAAGTGATACGCCTCGCTCCTGTTTCTCTTGCAATCTTTTCTATCTGCTCAACACCGTCTACCAATAAATCACTTTCAACAGCCCAAGCGCACCAAACATGGCAAGTATCTCCACTTGGTTCAAGGATAAAAAACCCGTCAGCGTTGCCATTTTCTGATTTAACCAACCATATATGCGCTTGCTGATATATCGCTTTGGCATATACATCTTCCGGTATCCATTCCTCCGGCGATTTCCGCAGGATTTTGTTGAGTCCAAACTTAATAAAGTCCCAATGCTGTTTGATCGTGGACTGCGTGACGTATTCATATCTCATCCGATAACCACATATCCGTAGGTTTTATCTGCCGTAGTATTGGCATAGTGGGAGAGCGTTGCACTTCCATTCGTTTGTGCTGAAATGTATACATTTGTTGACGCAGACGGAGCGACATATTGCATTGTTGCTATAACAGATGGTGTAGCAGGTCTTGTAGGCGTTGTTTGTGCTGCCAAATAATCAAGGCGTACAGTAGTGCTAGTGGTAGACCACATCATTTCAATGTAATCATTAGCTTGTAATTCAAAGTAAAAGTTAACCGCAAATACACAACTTCCATCTATTGATCCGTGTCTAGCAATAATGCTTAATTGCGTATTGCTGTTTACAATATCTGAGCCATTCTTTCTAAACCAAACAGAAACAGCGTGTTCCTGTGAGTCTGTATTAGTAAACTGAATACTTGTTTGGAAGTTATAAATACCGTAGTTTTTAACCGTAACCCTAGAGCTACTAGCTACACTTACACCGTTAGAAAAGTCTGTTGTATCGTAAGTTATTGCGTATGCTGTATTAGCAGATGCAGCCGATTGGTCTGCAAGGCTTTGAAACGAGCCATAAGGCGCTGTATCAGCCTCGGCAGCAGCAGATACCGGAACTAGGATAATAATGCTGTCAGCGCCGATCCTAGCGTCATTTATAGTGGTTGTAATAGCACCACCTGTGGCTAGAGTAATCAACCCTGTGTTATTCGTCTTACCGTTCATAATGCCGTTGACAATCTCAGCCGTAGCTCGTGGATCGCCACCAAACGGAGGTAAAACTCTAAACATTATCGAGTACCTATTGGGGTAATGTCTACATCAATTGCCGCAGCCCTAGACCAATTAGCACCTGTCGGCACAAGTTTGAGCCTGTGGTACGAACCCGTAGACCTGAGAGACACACGGTTCTCTGTGCTTGCCGCTGTGGTAGCACCAAAAACTACCTCGGTATCTAGCCTACTGCGAGAGAACACAGCCACCTCTGCCGAACCATTGTCCACCTGCGGGCGGGCTAACTTAACGATAGACTGTGGACCTGCTTGAAAGTCTCCGGTCTGTATGTCTGCCGTTTTTGGCTGACCCGTATAAGTGATAATTTTAGCCCCATCCGCACCTGCCAATAGAACCTTACCACCCGCCCATAGGCGAGAATCTAAGCTCGTGCTCAGGCTGTCCATCGTGCCGTATGCGTCCAAGCCTTCCAAGGTAATCGTGGCACTAGCAGCCGTAGCGATATAGTCTGCGCTTGTGTCTGCGTGCGTCCATTTCTTAGTCTGCCAGTTATAGATCAGCAAGGACTTAGAGCCAAATACGTTTGTATAGCACCAGATAACTAGGCTGTTAATCGGGTCAATAGCGCTAGACATTTGGTTAATAAGTGACGGGTTAGCGTCTGCAAAAAAGAATCGGTCTACTTTCTCAGCACCGATAGGTATTACATTCTGACCGTCACAAGCATAGAAACCATCGTCCGAAAGGAAGTACGAGGTCGGTCCGTACTGCACAATTGACCGTGATTCGTAGCATCCCAAGTTGCGGGAGATGGTGTCAAACTGAAAGAATAAAGGTGCGCCGACATAAGACATACGCACAATGGCTCGCTCTAGGAATACTAGACCAAACTCACCACCACGCACGCCCTGAATGTCTCCACCGTCCGGTATGTCTTGATAATCCGATTGAGAGGTAGGACCCGATACCCAATCCGTCTCATCGTTAATATCCGACCATAAGACACGGTTAGCGTTAGAGGCAGTCTTAGCCGCCACTACAAAGTCACGCACAACCGTTACAAAAGCCGCTGCCGGAGCAGAGGCAGACAGGTCAGCAAAGTTAGTAGACGAGTTAAGCGTCCAACCTTGCAGGACGTTTGTACCGTTTGCCGCAATAATTACCCGACCGAACTGTGTGTAAGACCACCGATCCGTACTTGTGTACGCACTAGCGGTACGGGACACATCGTCCATTGTTGCGTCTGTCGAGTCAAACTTAAATATCTTTGTTGCACCTGCACCAAATAGCGTAGTCGTACCTGCAAACTTACCCGCAAACACCGTTAGGATGTTTTGGGATGCGTCTTGCGATAAGTTAACCTCTGAGGTGAATGGACCGTAGCCAATTCCCATAGGGATTACGTTCTTGGCTTCCGTAAGAGCGCCAGCCAAGCCAGGCTGATCCGGCATCCATTCGCCTAGATTTATCCTACTCTCTGCCATGTGTTATTCCCCTGAGCCACAGGAGTCCATGTATTAGACCCCGCTGGTATATCTGTCCATGTGTTAGACCCGAAAGTCTCATCCGTCCAATTCTCGCCTAAACGCTCGCCAGCGCACACAACAGTACCGAACACGGTAATGCTCATGCTTGCGCTTTTAATCGTCCCTGCGGTCGCATAGGCGCTTGCAATGCCATTAGCTGTGCCGCCACTTAAGTATTCAACACCGCCTAAGCAAGTTACCGACCCGATACCAGTAATAGAGGCTGTAGCCAATCGGATACGGATTGCATCGCCTGATACCGTAGCATCGCCCGATACACTTGCGCTAGACATTCGTATGCGGATAGGTGTGCCGGAAACCGTAGCGTTTCCACTAATGCTTCCTACACCTGCCAATATACGGATAGCGTCAGCAATAGCTTGTGCTGTGCCTGTAACACTTGAGCTAAATTCTAGGATACAAGTGTTAGCAGAAGTCCATACGGAACTATCGAGCGAAAATGCGAGACTATCTAGCGTGCCGAACTGATCTAGTCCTTCGAGCGTAAATGGTCCGCATACGTCAGCCATAATTAAGCCAACGTAACGGTCAAGCTACCTGCTGCAATCTTAAATACATCGCCTGTATCAATCGTCTTGCTTGTCGTAAGCGCACCGTGATACAAAAGGTTGCCGGATGTAGAAGCGTCTAAGATACCAAACCATCCAATCGTTCCCCATGAGCCTGTGGCTTGGTCGAACTGAATGTCTGCGCTAGTTACGCTTACACCGTTAGATGGTGCTGCAAAGGTAGCTGATTTACGGGTATAGGCGTTGCCGGATACTTCCGTACCTGTACCTGCGTCTGTAGGGTCAGAGGTAAACAAGCCCACATAAACGGTTGCGGGTGCTGAGTAATTCGTAGCACGCAGAGTACCGTTAATAAGTGCGTTTTCCAAGTAATTGCTAAGAGCAGCCATGTTTACCTCGCTGTAAGTGTCATTGTAAGCGGAACGCCACTATATTGTGCGGCTTCATCCGATGTATTTGTTGATGCTAAACCTCTGTCGTACATACCCGCCCATACCTGAATCCGTGAATCGTTCATAAGGTACGGCTCTGCCTCGACCAAGGATGCGTAAAGCAGTAGGTCAGGGCAAACGGCTAGGAATGTATTGCTAGGGTTTGAGCTTGTTAGGAACGCTGGTGCTGCGTAATACAGAATCTCAATCGTGTACGCAGTATCCGGTACGGGTGCAAACTTAAACTCGGTAGCCAAGATGGTGTAATCCAATGGTCTACCTGATTCAGTCACACGAGCGTTACGAGAGAATACGGATGGGGAGATGTAGTTTAATGGCGTAACTGGGTTAGTCAACAATGTAAGGTCACGCACCTCTAGGAAGTCACTAGGCAAGGCTACGGTAGCATCGCCACCCGTAGTAGTCGTAGTGGCTGCGGTCATCATCTGCCGGATACGCAAGTCCCTACGCAATCGTGTCTCGGCTAAGCGGATAAAGTCCGGTATCTGAGCCGTTAGGTCACTTCTTGCGAGATAGCTTGCGATTGTTGTTTGCAGGTCGCTGTATGTTGTTATTGCCATGTTTTACGTCATCCCATCCGTATTCTTTTGTGCCTATATGCTTGATTAACGGGCTTAGGTCGTGATCGACATAAGTTTCTATCCCGCAATCTTGCGCCTTGACGCAGAAATGTACATCTTCGCCAATAATGTCTCCATCATCCTTCCAGATAATGTTAAACCAAGGCTTAGGGATTTCCCTAAATACTTGAGACTTAACAAGCGTAACCCCGAATCCTACGGCTGTTACCTGCTCTATCCCTTGCTTGCCTCTACTTTCTACCTTGCGGAATGTTGCCATCCCGTCCTTCATTTCTAACTGTCCCGCAGTAGGGATAATAGGCTCTCTACGGGTTGTAGCGTTAACTCCCAATATAGGTACTTTCCGGCTTAACATTACTTCTAACGTATTTGCCGGAAACCGCATATCTGAGTCTATCCACAAGATTGCCTCCGCACCGTCTGCTAAGGCTTCCTCCGCTAACTTCTCCCTTTGGGTGAATATCAGCGTGCCTGGCATCTGCAAAAGCGTTATCTTGTGATCTGTGTTTCTTGATACATAACCAACCAAGTTAGCTAGGTCAAAGGCAAAGCCCGACATAACACTATCACGGCATGGTACGCATATAGCTATCTTCATACATTCCCTGGGCGAACACGCAAGAATCGGTTTTCAGGATTATTGAGAAAAGCAGCAAATGCGCTTTCATCAACAACTGCGAACCCTCTCATAATACCCTTTGTATTCAGGTCATCTATGACCGTATAAGGTATCCGAGCTATGTGCGTTAAATCACCCCAACGGTCTACAGAAGTAATGCTGTTGTAGTCCCGCTTGTTTGCTTCTAGTATTTCTGAAATATCTTGTTTAGTTTCGAGGATTAGTCCACCATTTCCGTCATCGTGGGCTACCGTATGTCTACCTACTTCGGTGTCAACATTAAATAGTTTTTTCATAATCCTAATGCGGGGTAGAGCCAAAGCCCTACCCCTATCTCAAGTTGAGACTACAGCGACATATCTAGGTCAGCGACCAAGCCATGGGCTGCTTCATTACGCATTTCAAGCGTCAACTCAGCAAGAATCTGAGTTTTGTCGCTATCGCCAGCCTTAGCCAATTCGTTTGTTGCGAATGGGCGCAGGTAAGCAACTGCTGCGTATTCTGGATCAAGAATAAACGCATCACGAGCACGCATGAAACGGTTAGGGACAACAGAAATCGAACCGAAGTCCGACAGGTACACGTCAGCCGCACCAATAATGGTGGTAGGAGCATCGGCTGGAGCCATGTAGCGCTGTGCAGCAATACCTGCAAAGCTCGACACTTTCTGCTTACCTGCTGCACCAACCATCAATACTTTAGGAGCGCCACCAGAACCGTAAACGCTTGCCACTACGTTCTTGAGAAGAGTCTCAGTAAACGTGCGGGCAGTACCGTCTGAGCGGGTTGTCGAACCAATAGTCGTAGGGTTTGCACCGTTAGATGCTTTGTCTACGTTAGTCGTGAGCCATGACAACATAGAACCCATTGTGCGGGCTGTCGAGCTGCTGCCAGCGCTACGAGCTTGGTTAGCACAAAGAATGGTCTCGATGTCACGCTTCAACTCGCTTGATGCACGAGCCAATTGGTAAGCCTTTTCCGACTTGCGACCTGCTTTGTTAACAGTCTCAAGAGTGCCGGACACCTGAATCGTCTTTTGAACGATCTGTGTGTAGTTACCAAGGCGGGTTGTTGGGCTGAGTGTTGCCGATGTAGCGTCAGCACCTTCAACTGCTGCGTTAGCAGTAGTAGCGGCTGCCAACGAGTCTGTCTGCCACTCGTGGTACACGGCTGTAGCTTTAGCACGAGCCAAAGTGTTCAGCAATGGGGTTTCTGTTGGGGAGATGTTATAGATAACATCGGTTAGGTCTTCACGCTGACCAATAGCACTATGTGCGGTAAATGTAGGCATTTTATTTCCTTAAATGAATCGTTCAAATACGCTCGCTGCGTCTCGGACTTTTCCGGTTCGCTTGAGCTGGTTTTGGGCTTTCTTAGTCTGATCTGCATTTGCATCCGTTTGACGGGATACGCCAGCCTTGAGCATCTTAGGGGCTTCGTTAACCTTTTTGGTTACGTTTGCCTTGTTGCCCATTAGCTTCTCGTATTGCATCGCACGATACAAAGTCAGAACGGCACGAGAGTCATACACACTAGCCAACTCTTCGTCCGACCATCCAATCTTTCTAGCATAGTCTCGTATGTCTTTTTTGACCTGTACGGACTTCTGCTCGTCTGCATATTCAGGTATTGCCTCTGCTAACTTATGCGCTTCCACGGCTAGATGGCTATTTAAGTTTTGAGTCTGCTCCGCTTGTTGCTGTTGGGCAATGCGTGCTCGCTCTAGCTGAATAGCTTGTAGCTGCCTCTCTCGCTGAGTTTGTTCGGCTACCTTTACTGCAAACCCAATCGGGTCGGTTTCCTTAAGAGCTTCTAGGTTTTCCTGCGGCTCACGAGACTTTAATGCGGTCTCAATTAGTGCAAGCCTAGCTTGGTACTGATCTCTCTCTGTCTTTGCTTGCTCGATTACTTGGCGCTCAGATTCGACCTGCTTGCGCTGTTCTGCGAGTGTTTGGGTTTTCTTAGTGTAGTCTGCCTCTCGTTGATAACCCTTGATTAAGTCATCGAGCGTGACCTCTATTTCTTCACCCGAGGCTTTCACCTTGTAGCGAGGTTGCTCTTCTACTTGCTCTTGGTCTTCAACTTGCTCACCATCTGATTCGGATTGCTCCTCGTCTGACTGTGCTTCCTGAGTTATCTCTTCGGATTCAGGTGCGGTATCTGGTTGCTCTTGCGAGTCCTCACCACCCATTAGCCCTAAAAATGCTCCGGCGGCTTGATCCACCGAAAGCGTCCCATTTCCCTCTGCGGGAGTCATGTTTTCGCTCATTTGATTACCCTAATGTTGCTAGATACTGTCTAGCGCAGTTTTGCACCATTTGGCGCATATTCCTAAAATATCTTCCATCGTTTCTCGTTAATCTTTGCGTCATCCGCAATAGATTGAAAGTGAGAAATAATCTGCTCAATCGTGGAGTAATTCCGGTAGGCTTGTTCCCGACCGTCTATGTCCTCTGCGTTTGAGTTAACAATCTGTGTGACGTACATCTGTTTAAGCCTTTCAATCTCTTCTACAAAGAACTCGTCTCTCAAAAGGCTTGCTGCACGCTCTGCTTTGTTCATACCAACCCTGTAGGAGATATTGGTGCTGTAGGTAATGCTTGTGGTGCGTATGCGTCTCCAAACCTACCCGCACCAAAGTACGGTCCTGCGGTCGGCAAGCTAAAGCCTGGGAACAGGTTAGCTAGGTTTGCATTAGCACTATCAATCGTGCCTCCACCGTAGCCGTAGGGATTACCCGCCATAGACAAGTAATTACCCATTGCGCTAGGCATTTGAGATACGATTGCCTTTAACTGATCTGCGCTAAGGTTGGTAGTGCCGCTTGTGCCACCACCGCCACCCTGCTTAGGGGCTAGTGCTTGTGCAGCAGCCAATCCACCTAAAGTTAATCCGCCCTTAAGAAGAGAATCAGCAGCGCCCGCAGGTAATGCCGCAACAATAGACTCCCATAAGCCAGGAGTACCACCTAATGCACCCTGTACGCCAAACTCAGCGCCTAGACCGCCTTCTGAGGCTAATGCAAGCGCTTCTGCGGCACTCATGCCACCTGCGCCAGCAGCTCCTAGACTTCCAAGAGCGCCTTGCACTCCAAACTCAGCACCTAAGCCACCTGCGTTTGCAGCGGCAGTAAGTGCTTCTGCTGCGCTCATACCGCCAGCGCCAATAGCACCAACCCCGCCAGTAGTTCCGGCAGCACCAAGCTCAGTAGCGCCTAACAATCCAAGGTCTGCAACAGGGAAAGCCGTAGCACCACTAGCAGCACCGAGTCCACCCGCACCGAAAGCACTATTAAGCGCTAATCCACCACCTGTAATAGCGGCAGCAGATGCTAGAAACTTCCAAAAGGCAGGGTCTTTAGCCATGCCAGCAAAGTCACTGCCAATCGTACCAAAGATACCTCCTTTCTGCTCAACAGGGCGGTAAGCAGACTCGCCTAACGTTCCGGCAATGGCTGGAATACCCGTAATAGTTGTCGTAACAGATGTAGGGTCGTTTGCATCACGCAAATATAGCCTTAATCCTTCCTCGTTTACCATCTGCACAGGAGTGGACGCTGTAGCTGTCTGTCCTGGTTGCAGGATGGTATTCATAGAGGCAGGTGTTACCACGCCATTTTGCGATAGCACACCCGCTACATTCCCACCCGCATCGTAATAAACCGTAGGCGTGCCTTGGCTATTAGGCGCTGCGCCTGTTAGTCCGGCTGTGTCTACAGATACCTGTGGAGCACCGTAAGTAGCGTCCATTGCGGCTTGCATTTGTACTTTCTCTGCTTCTTTTTGGCTAAGCCCTGCATCCCTTGCGGCGTAGTAAATCTCCATCAACCGCCAATCTTCAGGGGTTGCCTCGTATCCGCCACCATGCAAACGCATAGAACGATTGCCTACGCTACCACGCTGTCTAAATGCGCCAAGCGGCAACATACTATCGTGTTTGTATCTCATGCAATCACCTTAGTGAAATTCTTTTCGTAATTCATGTAGCCTAAAGACTCTATTAAGCCCGTGTGGTCGTGATCTACTTTGCAGCTAATCATCACCCGTTTAACATCGGCATTACGCAATACATTCTCTGCGTATCTAAACATTCCCTTGCCAATGCCGTTACCCCTGTACTCAGGAACAACGTAATACCAATCCTCTTTTGCTATCCTGTAGCCATTGTGCCGGATGTGGTCAGCAATAAAGAACCCAACCCATCCGACAAGTTTGCCATCAACTCGGCAAGTAATTAGCCTGTAAGAGTGTTTTGCAACTGAGTACCTACGCCAATCTATGTTTAGCTCGGTATCAGGGAAAGCATTTACTTCCGCATGGTGCTTAATAGCTAGTGGCAATAACTCGTCCACTATGTCCTCAATATGCTCAACCTTTAGGGATGGCTTCATTCCTTATACGCTGCGAATGTTTGCGCTAGTGACAATGCCAGCACTTAACTCTGCGGCTTTTAGCTGAATCTCAGCCTCTAGCTCACGAGCCTTAAGCGCCATCTGTGCCTCTGTCTTTTCCCGCATTAACTGTATCTCTGCGGCTGCTTTCTCACGCTGTAACTGAATGTCAGCCATAGCCTTCTGTTGTGCTGCCTGTACATCTGCCTGTGCTTTCTGTTGGGCAATCTGAATCTGTGCTTGTGATTGCTGAATCAGGGCTTGAGTAGTCGGGTCAGCCTGTGGTTGCTTAGGTTGTGCAAGTTGCGCCTCAATCTCAGGAGTAATCTCCTTAAAGAACTCTGCGCTGTCTGTAAACCCTGCTGCCTCGATAAACCGACCTAGCGTGCCACGATACTGTCCGACAGATACCAATGGGTTGTTAGGACCGAACTGTTGCAGGATTGCCTCTTGTTTAGCAAGAACCATCTGCAACATAGTCATCTGCTCAGCTTTCGAGCCTGTCCCCAAACCTACGGAAATATCTATATCGTACTGATTCGACCACTCACGAGGGTCTACAGGCACATACTTGCCACGCAAACGCATAACAGTAGGCTTGTCCTGATACTTACAAAGTAGCTGTAAGATGCCTTGGAACAGGGTTTTAACGCCTGTCTCGGCAAAGATACGAGCCACTAGCTCTAGCTTGCCACCTGCCGCAGCGGTAGACGCAGCAACAGCCGCAGCCGTTACGTTCTGCAACACATCGGGGTTTAACCCTTGCTGCATATCCGATACGCCTGTGCGCTTAGCTTGTGCGTCATCCAAGTATTGCAACATTGGGAACGCTTGGGCGATAACGCTTGGCACTTGCATGGGTACGACTGCGTTTGGAGACTTCATGCGAACCACGCCACCAGGCGTAACGGTCAGCAAGTCATCCAAGTTAACCTGACCCTCTACAGCACCGACTCGGGCGTTGTTAGACAGGTAAAGGTTATCTAGCATCTGACGGACAACAGTAGACTTAATCAACTGAATGTCCATACTGCGGTCTGCTAACGATTCACCAAAGAACTTATGCGGAATCGGGATAGGGCAGAGCGAGTGGAACGGGTTGTAATCTGTTGCTACGTTGCTCAGGATGTCTGAACCTGCGTAGAATATCTGACGCAACTCAGCGATACCGTCACCGTCATAGTCTGTCATAAGATAGGCTTCGTACACCTCAATCTCTTGCATACTATGGTCAAGTGATGCCTCTTCGTCCGGCTGCTCACCTCGGCTGTATCGTGCCAATCGCTCGTCTGTGAAACTCAGGTCGTTATAAGACGGTAAGTTTTCCACAATCTCAGGGTCGAAACCCATTGCGATAAGGTCTGAACGTGGCAACAGCTTACGATGTGCAACAAACGGACTGTCAGCAATTGATCTTGCACGCTTGCTGATTAAGAACTCTTCAGGCGGCACATTCTCTACCTTGACTGCGCCATGTTGTGTACGTTTTGCGACAATTACATCATTTGTTTGCATAACGATAGGCTGTCCATCCATGCCCATCTCTTCTACTATTGTGGTGTCCTGAGCTACAACCTCACGGCTACCGTCCGACATTAGGAGCATCAACTCCTCGTCTGTCAGCCCACGGTATTCCTCTTTAGTTACGTCTTCTTTAACGTCCCAATAGCACTTGACCACGCCATTCTTTTGCAAGAGAGCGTCTTTAAACCAGTTATGCAGGATGGTGAAGCCTGGATTCTGCGTATAGAACACCCAATTACAGTAGTCCGTAGCTTGTTTAGCGCCTTCCTCATCGCCTGGTCCTTTCGGCTCAAAGCGAACGATATCGTCCGATTGAGTAAAGACACGCACGAGTTGCGGCAGAGCGCCATCAATAGCCTCTGCAACCTCACCCGTTACGATCTGACTGCGACCTTCTACCTCGTTACCATAAGGTTGACGCAGGTAGTATTCAAGGGCTTTGGTTCTCGCTTCCGTTGTCTCTGTGTCCAGATACCCGATTGCGTTGTCGATTTCGTTTTCCAGAATCGACTTCAGTTTCCCATCGTCCATACATTTCCTCAAGCGCTTGAACACGCCTTAATAAATTATCGTACTCTTCACGAGTTACCGGATTGCCTCGGCGTTCCACAAACATTAGACCACCCACTTAGTATTAACTAGTAACGGCTTGCCCCATCCTGAGCCTCGTTCGTCCATACCCACCGCAAGATAGCGGAAAGCATCTGAACCGTGGCTCGACCAATCGTGCAAAGGCTTGTCGAAAAACACTTGTCTCTTTTCGTCAAACTCTCGCCTATAGTTACGCAAACAATCCAATCCTTGCTTAACCTGTGGCACATTGAAATAACACCTCGGCAGCAGCCTTCTAACGGCTTGTATGCCATCATCTACGCTTAGCCTACCCACTACCGTACAGTCAAGTCCTGCCTCTTGTAGAACCTCTAAACGGCTCTTACCTGTGCCTAGCTCTCTAACCTGTACATCGTGCGGCAATAACTGAGGTGCTTTGTGCCATCCTCGGTTAGTCAACTCCCGAACGTACCAATCTAAACCTTGCCCATGATTCTCTATGTAATCCATGAGCCTTACTTCGTTATTAGCCAACTGAGCGACCCAGATAGATGTACTGTCACCCATGCCCAAGTCCCACGCAACAAATGTCTTGCAAAGGTCATCACGCTCTATCTTGTGGTATCTACCCTCGGATTCTAAGCCATTCAAGATTTGACCGTAGTAGCTTCCCTCTACACTTGCTGAGAAACTACATTCAAACTCTTGGTTGTACTTATCCTCGCCCATCTCACGCTTGGCGGCTTCTAGCTCAGACTCAAGTACAAGTTTGGTCTGACTCGCCTTAAACTCAAGCATCTTCCAGTTAGGCTCTACCTCTGCCCTATCCCGCAAGTCCTTAAAGTGGTTCTGACCTTTAGGTGTGCCGATAAACATTGCCCAGCTTTGGGGAGCACGATCCGCTAGGGCAGGGCGAACAATCTCATTCCATATCTTAGGGTTTTGGTCTGCAATCTCATCTAAGATCACGCCATCAAAATACTGTCCCCGTAAGCTATCAGGGTTATCAGACCCGTATAACTGTATGCGCCTGTCCCAAAAGTCTACACGCATCTCGGCAATGTTAGCCTCTGCGCCTAGTGGTCTTGTGTAATGCAACAAGTAATCCCACGCCACCCGCTTAGCCTGGCTGTATGTAGGTGCAATATATGCAAACCTTGGACGCTCTCTATCGCACTCGATAGCAGACTTAATTAGCTGATTGATAGCCGATACTGTCTTACCCATCCTACGATGCGCTACAACCACCACAAAGCGGCTGTTATCCATCGCCTTGTGTATCTCTAGCTGCGGCTCTCTAGGTGAGTACGGTATCTCGATTACTTTTGCCATGTAATTACGGCTTGAATCGGCGCACCGTCTTCTCCGCTTACTTGCAAAGGTAGCAACTTAGGATAAATGGTTGCCCAAAATGCACGCTCGTTAGCAGGGTCTTCCTGCGCCCATGCTACAAGTCTTTCAGCGCCACCTAGCTTATCAGCGGCAATAGCAATTGCCTCCTTAGCAGATGTTGTCGTGCGATTTAACGCACCCTTTGGTCTACCTTTGCCCGCATTGGGAGGCATACGCTTTTCTGTAACTGTTTCTATTTTACTGTCCATACGATTCCTAATGGGTCATCGTGTTAAATACAATTTAGTCTCCTAAAAGACCTTTTTCTATCAAATCTTCTATCTTTATATCGTTTTTTTCTAGTATCTTTACCGTAGATGGGTCAAACACTACATAGTTGCTTGTTCCTTTACCTGCACCTCTACTGCCTTCATCAAGATACTGAAATCCTGTAAATCCCAATTCTTGCAATTCTTTTGCTGTTGATGGGTCTCTAAACCATCTTTGCATATACATGGTATTTCTGTCTTTATCTTTTGCAGCTATTGGATCAAATTTATTAAACGCTGCTTGAACACTTGCAGGTTGCTCACTAAAAGGCTTATCCCAATTAATCATTTTTGGGATCATTTCGTCTGGTATGTCTACTTTGTAAAGATTGCCCGTTGTTTGCAATGGCTTTGCATAATCACCTGTTTCAATCATTTTTAAAGTAGCAGACAACAATTCTTTTTGTGCATGATCTGGACTTGTTTCTAAAACAAATTTAATATCATCTGCTGCGTATTTTGGATCGCCAGCTAATTTTACTAACCGTTGGGCATTTGCATGAGGGTTTAACCTGTTTTGGTTTGAAATATCCCTATTTGCCAAATCTAAAGCATATTTTTCGCCAGTTTCTCTAGCACCGCCAAAGTACATACCATGCCCGTAAGCCTGTGCGCCTTCACCTGTACCCACCTTACTAATATCAAATTTACCTTTAATCTCATGGGGTGTACCATGCCACACATTTAACGCTAGGTCTGTGCCACCTACGCCTGTCGGGTTGGTCAATGCCTTACCCGTTGCAATACCACCACCAAACATATTAAGCGCCATGTTTGCGGCTTCTTTCTCAGGATAGAAGTCTGCATCCGTACCAAGCAGCGCACGAGCAGGTGAGGTAAATGCGTTTACCGCCTCTGCAAGCAGACCTGGTAGCGCAAACTCACGCTTGTTAAACACAGAGCCAGGCATTGAGTCACGAAACGGGAGAATAGTAGCTCTACCTTCCATCGGCAAGGCTTTAGCATACCAAGGTTGCTCGCCGCCTTGAGCTGCGTTAAATCTACGCAACTCTTCTTCTTCACTGAGCAATCCTTTCATATCTCACCATTTAACTTTATTAGCCCAATAAGCTGCGGACATTTTGCCCTTAGCTATGTTTTCAGCGTGCCGAGCTTTAAACGCCTCGTTTCGCTTACTACCGTCAGGACTGCCTGTAGCGCCTTGTTGACCAAAGCGGATAAGTTTTGTGTCCTCGCCTGATTTGGCAAGTACAGCATGGGACTTAGTAGGATGGCTAGGTGTGCGCTTAGGCTTGTTAAAGCCCGAGAATGTTTCCTTGCCACGCTTAATCATTTCTTTTTAGCCGTCTTAGCGGCTTTCTTAAAGTCTTTAGCACTAGGTGCTGCCTTGCTACCAACCTTGTTCATCTTCTCGCCTGATCCGGCTGCAATGCGCTTTTGTTTGGCATTGATATTTGCGTAGAGACCTTTCATTCGTCATCTTCCCGATACTCTACCTTTGCCATTGCAACAGTATTGCGCTGTCTTTCGGTAGGAATTTTAGTAATAGGACCGCCGTAAAGCCATGCGGAACACGTCCGGCTACCTGCACACTTGAACTCGAACAACTCGCAATAGCCTAAATCGGCAGCGTCTACAATCGCCTCGTACTCGTCCCCGCCTGTGCCTGACCCCATGCCGTTAACAATACAGTCAAGCATTTTGGGTGTGACAATGAAAGCGGCACAGTTACCGCAACGCATTGTCTTAGCTTCGTCTTCTGTCGTGTTCCATTCTTTAGCACGTTCAGCCCAAAACTCGGTATCTTCGTAATCTGGGTTTGCAGGACCGTATCCTACATTCTTAAATGCCCAATCCCGATTCTTGAGATTTAGCTTAACGTCTTGAGTGGATGCGGGACATTTCATTAGTACATCCCCGTCTCTTCTTTCTTGAGCTGCTTCTTGTAGCCG